ATTTGTTGGTACAGTTACAGTAACCGTTACATAGGAGTCTAGTATGGACAAGAAAGATTTAGCCCAAGACAAGAAGATGATTAAATCTGCTGTCGGCAAGCACGAGAAAAACATGCACCCCGGCAAGAAGCCCACAAAGCTTGCCAAGGGTGGTAAGACCAATGAGATGATGCTCCAGTATGGTCGCGGTATGGCCAAAGTTAAGAATCAGGGGAAATAACATGGCCAAGATTAACAATCTCCCTGCTTCTGCATACGCTAAACCCCACACCATGAGTGGTGCGCCTGTAGGCATATCCCAGAACCCCGGCACTCCTCCCAACCGCAGTAAAGCTGACACCGTTAACATGTCTATTGGCAACATCAGCAAATCTGCTGGTAACGAGCCCACTAAAACATCGGGTATCAGAATGCGCGGTACAGGCGCAGCGACTAAAGGTTTGATGTCCAGAGGCCCGATGGCATGAATTACGCCGCACTCAGCGCTGCTATTCAAGCGTACACGGAGAACACGGAAGCAGATTTCGTGGCTAATATCCCCGTGTTCGTTACGCAGGCCGAGCAGCGTATTTATAACTCGGTTCAGTTCCCCTCGATTCGCAAGAACGTGACAAGCACCATTGCAATAAACACAAAGTATTTGGACTGCCCTAATGATTTTTTGGCTGTGTACTCTATGGCGGTCGTTGACGCTAGCGGTAACTACGAGTACTTGCTAAATAAAGACGTTAACTTTATTCGTCAGGCATACCCTAACCCAACAACAGATACAGGCACGCCTAAGTACTACGCGTTGTTTGGCTCAACAGTATTAAACTCTGTAATTTATGATGAACTTTCGTTCATAATTGGCCCAACAGCCGATGCAAATTACGGCGTAGAGTTGCATTATTACTACTACCCTGAGTCAATCACAGTAGCCGCAGACGGCCAGACATGGTTGGGTGACAACTTTGACTCTGTGCTTTTGTACGGCTCTTTGGTTGAGGCTTACACCTACATGAAGGGTGAGGCAGACATGATGCAGTTGTACAACGGTAAGTTCATGGAAGCTTTGGCTTTGGCTAAACGTCTGGGTGATGGTATGGAGCGTCAAGACGCTTACCGTTCTGGTCAGTTCCGTCAGAGGGTAACTTGATATGTCGATTATCCAAACACAGACCACCAGCTTTAAAGCGCAGTTGTATCAAGGCATACACGACTTGACTACGGATGTTATTAAGATCGCTTTGTACACGGCTTCTGCGGATTTAAATGAAGCCACAACGGTATACAGCGCGACCAATGAAGTAGCTAATACAGGTACTTACGTCGCTGGTGGGGCAATATTAACGCCTATCACGGTATCGTCTTCTGGATACACAGCGTTTGTGAGCTTCCCCAACATTTCATGGACAGGTGCAATTACGGCTAGATGCGCGTTAATCTATAACGATACCGTTGCCGGTAATCCATCCATAGCTGTTCTGGACTTTGGGTCTGACAAAACATCCACCACTACGTTTACAATCACAATGCCAGCCAATACCGCTACGGCGGCTCTTATCAGGAGTTCAAATTGATTACCACAACCAAAGGTGATATGGACGAATCATTGCTTGAAAAGCGTGAAGGTTCATTGGATAATGACAACGAAACAACCACATGGGTGGAGTATTGGTTAGAGGGTGAGTTGGTGCATCGATCAGCCCATGTCTCGCTAAAGAAAACGCCCCCAATTGCTGCTGAAGCAGCATCTCTTACATAAGGAAACATCATGGCCAATACACAAGCAATGTGCACTTCATTTCTAGGCGAAATTCTCACTGCCACACACAATTTTGGAACTGCTCCTGTTCGTGCAGTTACAACCCCCGACGTTTTTAAAGCAGCTTTGTATTTAACTACTGCTACAGTAAACGCGAGTACTACCGCATACAGTGCTTCTAACGAAGTGTCTGGCACAGGATATACAGCAGGTGGCGTTACGATTACAGGTTCTCCTGCATGGAATGCTCCAACTGCTACTAATACCAGCACAACCGCCGGTACTGCGTTCACGACACCTACGGCTTCGATCACATACACAACCGTAACTTTGACAACGGCGTTTGACTCAGTGTTGATTTACAATTCTACTCAGAGTAATAAGGCTGTCAGCGTACATACTTTCGGTGCTCAGACAATTACCGCCGGTACGTTCACACTGACTATGCCTTCAAACACCACTGCTGCTGCGTTGTTGCGTATCGCTACAACCTAAAGGTAGTATATGGCTGCTGCATGGGGTTCCGAAGCATGGGGCGACGGCGCATGGGGTACTAACGACGTTAGTCTGGCGCTTACGGGGGTCAGTGCAACAGGTTTAAATGGCGTTCCTTGGGGCGGCGATACTTGGGGTAGCGGAGTTTGGGGCGGCTCTAATGTAGGGTTTGGTTACGGATTTGGAATTACTGGCGTAGGCGCTATAGGCGCGGTTGATAGTGTAGCTGTTGGGGCGCGGTCGATTGCGTTAACAGGAGCTGCAGCTTCTGGCGCAGTTGGGTCTGTAGTTTATGTGACTACTAAAGCGCTGACAGGCATTGACGCAGTTGGAAGTGTAGGTACAACTGTACCTACAAGCACGTTAGGAATAACAGGTAACGTTGCGCAAGGTTTGATTAGTGGGCCGATTGTGCCGCTGAACTCCAACCAAGCGTTGGCTTCTGTCGGAACCGTAGTCTACGGAATAACAGTTGGGTTGTCTGGCATAGGTTCAACAGGTGCTGTAGGAACAATGGGCACACCTAGAACGTTTGGTTTGACGGGCAACGGGGCAACGGGCAGTGTTGGGAATGTAACGGCTGTTTATTGGAAATTAATTGATGACAAACAGTCAACAGTTTGGCAGAATATAAATACTTCGTAAGGAACGAACATGGCAGCGACAACAACTCTTTTGGGTTTACTAACCCCCACACAGGGAACGCTCTCTGGTACGTGGGGTGATTCAGTCAACTACGGTATTTCTGACTACGTAGATATTGCCATTGCAGGCACATTATCTTTTGCAGGTGATGGCGCTATTACTCTAGCTAACACTTTGGGTAGCGCATCAGGAAACGGAATAACTTCTACCACAGCACAGTACATGGTGATTCGTATCACCGGCACGCAAACTGTTACCAAAGTTATTACAGGCCCTAGCTACAGCAAACTGTACATGGTGGATCACGCAGGCGCTACTAGTGCGGTAACGTTCAAAGCGGCTGGCCAGACCGGTGTTTCTGTTGCTGTAGGTGAGAAATGTTTTGTGTATTACAACGGCACGGACTATGTCAAAGTAGCTTCTAGTGTTGCTGATGGCGTTACAACGATTGACTTTGGTACTACAGGATTAACCCCTGCTACCGCTACATCAGGCGCAGTTACTGTTGCGGGTACTTTGGCTGTGGCTAATGGTGGTACGGGCGTAACTACTTCAACCGGCACTACTAACGTAGTGTTGTCCAATTCGCCAACACTTGTCACACCAATTTTGGGTACGCCCCAATCAGCCACACTGACTAATGCCACTGGCTTGCCTTTAACAACAGGTGTTACTGGAATTTTGCCGGTTGCCAATGGTGGTACGGCTACCGCTACTCCTTCTATTGTTGCCGGAACAAACGTCACGGTGTCTGGCACTTGGCCAAACCAGACAATTAACGCCGCTGGTGCTGCGCAAGTTTACCCCGGTGCAGGTATTGCCAACTCAACGGGCACTGCATGGGGTACAAGCTACACCACTTCGGGTACTGGAACAGTGGTGGCTTTGGCAACAAGCCCAACGTTTGTTACTCCTGTTTTGGGAACTCCTACTTCTGGCACGCTTAGCAACTGTACTGTAGATGGCACTAACGCCGTTGGTTACAGAAACATACCCCAATCAGGTTCTGCTAAAACAACAAGCTACACGCTTGCCGTGGGTGACGTTGGCGAATTTATTGAAGTTGGCGCAAGTGGGGCAATCGTGGTTCCTGACGCTACTTTTGCTGCTGGCGATGCTGTTGTGATTTTTAACAACACCTCGGGCGCAATCACTTTAACAATGTCAATTACCACTGCATATATTGGCGGCACGGACGCTGATAAAGCTACAATTTCGTTGGCCACACGGGGTATTTGCAACGTGTTGTTTATTAGCGGCACAGTTTGCGTTGTAACAGGGAACGTAACATGAGTGGAATAATGCTTGCTTCTGTCGGGAACAGCTATGGCTCTGCGCCAGTTAACACTGTGGCTCCGGCAGTCACAGGTACAGCTACTTTTGGACAAACGCTTTCAACAACCAACGGAACGTGGACAGGCGCGCCAGCACCGACATTTACTTACCAATGGTTTAGAAGCCCAAGCACATCTATTGGCGGTGCAACTTCTGCGACCTATGTTTTAGTTCTTGCAGACATTGGTAATACTATTTTTTGCCGAGTAACAGCTACCAACTCAATTGCTCCAAGTGGTGTATCCGCGGATTCAAACACAACCGCAACTGTCTCAGCCGCAGTGCCCGGAGCACCCACAATCGGCACAGCTAGTGTTTCTGCTTTAACAGCATCTGTACCGTTTACCGCCCCCGCTAGTGATGGCGGTTCTACGATTACAACTTATACGGCTACATCTTCACCGGGCGGTGTTACAGGCACGCTAAGTCAAGCAGGCTCTGGTACTGTGACTGTTAGTGGTTTGACTGCCAATACTTCGTACACATTTACTGTTACAGCTACCAATGCAATCGGTACGGGGCCTGCTAGTGCGGCTTCTAATAGCGTAACAACTGCAAATGTACCCGGAGCGCCTACTATTGGAACGGCTGTGCAAGCCGGTAGTGTAGTGTCTGTGCCCTTTACTGCTCCGGCAAGTGATGGCGGTTCGGTAATTACATCATATACAGCTACTTCAAGTCCCGGCGGTATTACGGGAACATTATCTCAAGCTGGATCGGGAACCATCAGTGTGGGTGGGTTATCTGGTGGCACTAGTTACACATTCACAGTAACAGCAACAAATGCCATAGGCACTGGGGCAGCTAGTGCGGCTAGTAACAGTGTTTCCTATGTAGCTACCGGACAAAACGCATACATTGGCACAGGTACAAATTCTACATATACTTGGGTTGCACCTGCAGGGGTCACTCGTGCTAGTGCAGTCATAGTAGCCCCCGGCGCATCCCCTTGCGGTGGTCGCTATGCGGGCGATCTACAGTACGCTAACAATTTTGTTGTTGTTCCGGGTAATTCGTATACTGTTTTTATTCCAAGTAACTCACAAAGTTGTACATCCGTCTTAACTTACTTCCGCGAAGGTTTTGCCCCGAATGACTATTATTTACAAGCGGGGCACTATATTGCAGCGGCATATTGCCGAGGTACAAAAGTCAGTAGCAGCGTATCTAATGGA